ATGGCTGGCGTGGGACAGAAATATGGGATCACGGGGTCGCAGACCTCGGGGTGGACGTTCGCTGGCGCGGTCGCGCTGCCGCAGGGCGCCTTGATCACCGGGAGCGCGTCGTCCGGCATCAGCGCCAGTGCGACGCGGACCCAGGCGGGCGCGACGGTGCTGAGCCAGGAGGTCAACCGGGTGGATACGTCCACTGCGCCCGCGGCGGGCTCGACGCTCGGAGACGGCGTGCGGCTGATGCCCGCGGTGGCCGGGCTGACAGTGGCGGTGATCAACAACACGGCCAATGTCCTGCGCGTCTATGGCGATGGGGCCGACACCCTCAACGGCGTGGCGGGTTCGATGGGGATCGCGGCCCCGCCGCAAGCCGCCTATCTGTTCACGGCGGCCTCGGCTGGGGCCTGGTCCTGTGAAGGCGTCGGCACCGGCGCCTCGGGCGGCTATCCAACCGTGACCGCGGTGGACGCGCTGGCGGCCAAGGCCGGGGGCGGCCAGAGCGGGGCGACCCTCTGCGCCGCGGTGATCAACCGCTTCACTACGGTGGCGACGGCGGCGGACTCCGGCGCGCTGCCGCCGGCCAAGGCGGGCATGCAGGTCACGGTGACCAACGGACATGCGAGCAATTCGATGAACCTGTTTCCGGCGACCGGCGAGCAGATCAACGGGGCGGCCGCCAACAGCGCCTTCGCCTTGGCGGCGGGAAAGACGGCGCAGTTCACCTCGGCCGCCAACGGCGCCTGGCACGCGGTCCTGAGCGCCTAGGGCCGGCCGTGGCGGGAAGACCGAAGAGGGAGGCCGCGCCTGCCTCCGCAGCCGAGACCCTGGCCGCCATCCGAGCCTCCGGAGCGAGCCCGCTCGACTACATGCTGCAGGTGATGCGGGATGACGCGGTGGAGCCGGCCAAGCGGCTCGACGCCGCCAAGGCCGCAGCGCCTTACGTCCATCCGCGGCTGGCGAGCGTAGCCGTCGGCAACCAGGACGACAAACCGTTCGAACAGGTGATCCGATGGGCGCTGACGCAAGCCGAGGGCGCTCCGGATCCGAGCGCGAAGTCGTAATCCCCTATCGGCCGCGCTCAGTGTGGCTGCCCTACCACCAAAGCTCCGCACGCTGGCGGGTAGTGGTGGCGCACCGGCGGGCGGGCAAGACGGTGGCGGCGCTGAACGGCCTGATCCGCACAGCGTTGACCTGCGACAAGCCAAACCCGCGCTGCGCCTATGTCGCGCCCTATCTGGGGCAGGCGAAGGCGGTGGCCTGGGACCACCTGAAGCGGTTCACGGCGCCCGTTCCGGGCGTCAGCTGGAACGAGGCGGAGTTGCGGTGCGACCTGCCGAACGGCGGGCGCATCCGGCTGTTCGGCGCGGACAATCCGGACGCCCTGCGCGGCCTCTACCTGGACGACGTCGACTGCGACGAGTTCGGCGACTGGGATCCCCGGGCCTGGACCGAGGTGATCCGGCCGGCGTTGTCGGACCGGAAGGGGCAGGCGACCTTCACCGGCACGCCGCGCGGCAAGAACACCTTCTTCGAGCTGCGCGAACGCGCCGCGCGAGGCGAGCCCGGCTGGGCGCTGTGGGAATTGAAAGCGTCGCAGACCGGGCTGCTGTCGGCCGAGGAGTTGGCGGACGCGGGCCGCAGCATGGACCCCTCGGCCTATGCCCGGGAATACGAGTGCAGCTTCGACGCTGCGGTCGAGGGCGCCTTCTACGCCGCCGAACTGGCCAAGGCCGAGGCGGAGGGGCGGTTCTGCCGTGTCCCGATCGAACCGACGGTCAAGGTCGACACCTGGTGGGACCTGGGCATCGACGACGCCACCGCCATCTGGTTCGTCCAGGACGTCGGACCCGAGCGGCGGATCTTCGACTACCTGGAGGTCTCCGGCGAAGGCCTGCCGCAGATCGTGCGCCGGCTCGAGGCGCGAGACTACCGCTTTGGCCGTCACGTCTTGCCGCACGACGCCGAGGCGCGCGAACTCGGCACCGGGGTGAGTCGCATCGAGACGCTCCGGGCGCTGGGCCTGCGCGACGTCAGGGTGATCCCGCAGCAGACGGTCGCCGACGGGATAAATGCGGCGCGGCTGATGCTGGCCCGCTGCTGGTTCGACGCCGAGCGCTGCGCGCGCGGGATCGAGGCGCTGAAGCAATACCGACGAGAATGGGACGCTAAGCGCCAGGTCTGGCGCGAGCGGCCCCTGCACAACTGGGCGAGCCACGCGGCCGACGCCTTTCGTTACGGCGCGCTGGCCAGGCCGGCCGTCGCCTCCATGCAGGCCAAACTGGCTCTGCCGAACCTAGGGATCGTCTGAATGGCCTATGGGATATCCGACGGCGGCGCGCATATCGCGGCGGTCGCGCGATTCAACTGGGATACCGGGACACCGGTGGACGGCCGGCCTTACACCCTGCTTGCCGCCGCCAGCGCGACCGGAAGCAGCGTCGCGGCCATCGCCGGCGGTTCGTACATCTGGGGCATTTCCGGCGCCTGGAACGCCGCGACGGCGAAGCTGCAGGCGCTGCTGCCGAACGGCATCAGCTGGACGGATGTGGCCACCGCCACGGCCGACGGCGCGCAGGGAGTCATCATCGGTGACAATGCGACCTTGCGGGTGCTGATCTCCGGCGGCCCGCCGTCGGCGGTCTATTCGAACCTCACCCCGGCGGTGGCGGCCGGCTGGCCGGTGGCCCCAGGTCGCCTGATGCTGGCCCTGCAGCAGCTCGCGCCGGGGATCGCGGACCTATCGAGCGACCTTCCCAACCGCTGGGCCGTGGGCTCGAACGTGCAGCTGCTCTCCGGTCTGTTCACGAGTTCGGCGCTGAGCCCGGTCCCCGCCGGCGACGTGCTGTTCTCCGCCGCCGGCGCAGCGACGGTGAAGCTCACCAACGCCTCGGCGGCGCTCAATGTGGTCGCCGTGCAGGGCGACGGCGCGCTGGTGAAGGGGCTGACCCTCAACGGCAACCTGGCGGCGCGCGAGGCGGCCGGGTTCGCGAGCTATACCCACGGCGCCTTCTCGCTGAACAACGACAACGTGGCGTTCCAGGACCTGACGGTCACCGACTACGGCGAGACGGTCGCGGCGAGCGCGCTGCTCAACACCTGCGCCGTGGTGATCGACAGCGACGCGACCAATCCCGAGGCCACCACCGGCGGGGTGATCCGTCGCTGCTTCGCCAACGACGTCGCCCGCAAGGCCCCCTACGGCTTCCGCCTGCGCAGCCAGTTCATCGGCTATGCTCGCGGCGAGATCCCCGGCATGAGCGGCGCCGTGATCGAGGACAGCACAGTCTTCGGCACCATGAAGAACGCCGTCGAACTCGCCGGCCCCAATGTGCATGACTGCGTCGTGCGCCGCGTCTCGGTGAGCGGCCACACCGGGCAGGGCGGCATCGAGACGGACTACGGCGCCTACAACAACCTGTTCGAAGACTGCGATGTCGGCCACCCGAGCACCGACGACGTGATTACCCGCTCGACGGCCGCCTTCAGCTTCCGGGCCTCCGACCAGGGCGACGGCAAGCTCAAGGAGGGCTCCGGCAACATCTCCCGCCGGTGTCGCGCCCATCATCACACCAGTGCGCCGGGCTTCAATTTCAAGGGCTTCCACCTGATCTCGGTGCGCGACAGCACGCTCGAGAACTTCAAGGTGGACAGCTGCGTGCGCGGCGCGGCAGCCGACCCTGACGCCCTGGTTGGGATCTACATCCAGACCGACTATGGCGAGGTCCACGACATCGCGATCACCAACCCCGACATCTCGTCGATGGACCAGGGCCTGACGATCTCCGGGGCCAACCCGTGCTCCGGCGTCACCGTCTCGGGCGGATCGATCCAGGCGCAGGCGCGAGGCTACAACGAGCCCACCTCGACCTTGCTTTCGAACATCCTGTTCACCGGCGGCGTGGTGCTGACGGCCGACAGGCCGGTCTATTGCGCGCCAGGGCGAACGACGCCGGTGGCGATGTTCGACACGGTGACGCTGCGGGGCAACAGCCTGCAGCTCAACGCCTCGCCGACCGCCGCGCAGTTCAAGAACACCGCCTTCATCCTGCCGCCGCTGGGCAAGGCCGCGCTCGAGGCCTCGCTGCCGGGGATCACCAGCAGCAATGGCAACAGCTACGATCGCATGCCGCCCGGCGAGGCCTACCTGCTGCGCCATGCCAACGTGCTCTACGATGCGGCCAAGATCGCCGCCTACAAGGCCTGCCTCGACGGGCTGCTGGCGGACGGCCTGCTCGACAAGATCGACGTGCTGTCGATCCTCGCCGCCCCCTACCAGGCCACGGCCCTGCAGAACGCGACCCAGGCCGCGTTCAACGCCACGCTCACCGGCGCGCCGACGTTCGCTGCGGGCCAGGGCTTCAGCGGCGCGGACGCCTCGAACTATGTCCAGCTCGCCTACCAGCCAGGCACCTCGTCGGGCGTCCGGTTCTCCCGCGACAGCGCCTGCATGGCGCTCTGGAAAGGAGCGGGCGCCAGCGTCCTCACCCGCGCCGGCACCAGCGTCTCGCGGCTCTCCACCCGCTCCAGCCTGGCGATCGACTGGCGACCGAACATGGTCACGCCGGTGACGGCCACGGCCGCACAGGACTTCGCCGTCGCCTGGTGGACCCGGCCGGACGCGACGAAATTCTCCTACGGTTATGACAGCACCGTGGTCGGAACCGATGTCGCCGGCGCCAGCGAGGCGCTCACCGCCTCCAACATGCTGATCGGCGCGACCGGTGGGACGGCCAGCACCGGCAACGGCCTGCACAAGGCCTTCCTGGCGGCCGAATACCTGACTCCGCCGCAAATGCAGCAGGCGATCTCGCGCGTGAACGCGCTGCTCGCTGCGCTCGTCTAGCCCTGAGGGTCATAGCTTGCCCAAGACCGAGCCCACCGAGCCTCCGGACACGCCGGAGGCGACGGACAGATCCGTGCGCGACCCCAGGTCCCGCTATTCCGACGCCGACTTCCTGCGCATCGTCGACGACGAATGCCGGCGTTCGGTCGGCTTCGGCGAGGGCGACACCGGCGAACTCGCGCGGGTGCGGATCAAGGCCCAGGAGTATCGCCAGGGCAGGATCGTCGACCTGCAGGTGATCCGCGGCCGCTCGACGGCGGTGGACTCCACGCTGGCGGACGCCGTCGACACCTTGATGCCCGACGTCATGGAGGTGTTCTTCGGCGGCGACGACGTGGTGAGCTTCCAGGCGGACGGGGCGGCGGACGAAGCCCAGGCGCGCGAGGAGACCGACCTGGTCACCCATGTGGTCTTCCACCAGAACGACGCCTTCCGCGCCTTCCATGACGCTGTCCAGGACGCGCTCTTGAACCGCACGGGCCTGTTCCACTGGTGGTGGGAGGAGGACGAGAAGCCGATCACCCGCCACGAGGCGAGCGGTCCAGAAGAGGCGGCCGCACTGGCGGCCCTGGCGCAGCTGCAGAAGCCCTGGACGCGGGCGCAGATGGAGACGCGGGACGACGGCGCGATGGCGGTGAAGCTGTGCGAGCTGCGCGGCCGGGTCTGCATCCGGGCCGTGCCGTCGGAGGACTTCACGGTGGCGGCCGACACCATCGCGCTCAGGGACGCGGCCTATTGCGCGCTGCGCGACCGGCCACGCGTGCAGGAGTTGATCGCCCGCGGGGTGGACAGGAAGCTGGCCCGCAGCCTGCCGCACGCCACCTCGCGTCAGGACGCGCTGGAAAACGCCCGCGACGAGGCCGGCGAGAACGACCGGGCCGGCGAGAGCGGGGTCGACGATCTGAGGGTCGTCGAGGTGCGCACCCACTATCTGCGCATCGATGCCGATGACGACGGCGAGGTCGAGATCTGGCGAGTGGAGACCGACGCAGAGCAGCGGGTGCTGCTGCAAAAGGAGCGTGTCAGCCAGATCCCCTTCGGCGCGCTGACGCCGTATCTGTCGGCCCACCGCTTCTATGGTGAGAGCCTGGCGGACAAGCTGTTCGAGGTGATGCGCATCAAGACGGTGCTGCTGCGCATGCTGCTGGACAGCGGCTACTTCGCCCTGAACCAGCGGATGGAGGTCTCCGAAGAACAGGCCAGCGAGTTCACCATCGCCGACCTGTTGAACAACGCCCCCAACGTGCCGGTTCGCTCGAAGACTGGGCAGGCGGTGCGGCCGATCTCGGGGGGCGGCCTGGGCTTCGACGTCTTCGCGGCGATGGAGTTCATGTCGACCGTGGCCGAGCAGCGCTCCGGCGTGGTGCGCAACGCCCAGGGGCTGAACCCGGACACCCTGCATGAGACCGCCAGCGGCGCGATGCAGCTGATCGCGGCGGCGCAGAAGCGGGTGCGGATGATCTGCCGGGTGTTCGCCGAGACCGGGGTGAAGGACCTGTTCCTCGGCGTCCACCAGCTGCTGCGCGAGGAGTTCACCCGCGACCATGCGCCGGCGCGGCTGAAGGTGGGCCAGGTCTGGCGTGAGGTGCGCCCGGAAGCCTGGCGCGAGCGCGAGGCGCTGAGCGTCCATGTCGGCGTAGGCGCGTCCGGCCGCGACCGGGATCTCGCGGTGCAGTCCCAGGCGATCGGCCTGACCGAGAAGGTGCTGCAGATGCAGGGCGGGATCGAGGGGCCGTTCATCACCGCCCAGAACGTCTACAACCGGCTGCGCGCCTTCAGCCGGGCGGTGGGGGAGAAGAGCCCCGACCTCTATTGGAGCGATCCGGCGCATGCGCCGGCGGGGTTGGAAAACCACGATCCCGACGCGCAGGCGGAGATGGCCAAGGCCCAGGCCGAGCTGCAGCTCGCGCGCGAGCGGATGGCCGCGGAGATGGCGCTGAAGCGAGAGGAGATGCAGCTGAAGATCCAACTCGAACGTGAACGCGCCGCCGAGGCGCTGAAGCTGCAGCGCGAGGAGCTGATGGCGACCCTGGCGCTGAAGGGCCAGGCGCTGGCCTCCGGGGCGTCGAACTCGTTCGACGTGGCCGGGCACGTGGACGACCTGCCGGGCGGGGTTGGCGGATGAGCCGGCGCGACCTGAACGCGGACATCCTGCGCGGCCGCCGGGCCGAGGGCGAGCTGTCGGAAACGGCGGCGGCCTTCGAGGCGGTGCGCGCGGCGCTGCTGGCGGCGCTCGCCCAGACGCCGGTCGGGGCCGACGCCAAGGTGCTGAAGCTGCACATGAGCCTGCAGAACCTGGCGGCGGTGCGCGAGGCGCTGGTGAAGACCGTCGCCGCCGGCGAGCACGCCGGTTACGCGCGCGCCGCGGAATACGCGGTGGCGGAGGCAGGGCTTACGCGCGGATAGGGCGGCGCCTCTCAAAAGAGGCCGGCCGGAACGTTCGCGGTATTGCGACCTCATTCGATGGCGCTCCCCGCACGCATCGACAGGCGCAGCAGCGCCCGGTTGACAACTCTGAATCGAAGTTTCTATTTTGTTCTCTCCGGGTCGGCGGCTTCAAAAAGGCGCGCGCGGCCAGCTTAGGCGGGGGCCGAGTTCGTGAGCTTCATGGGGCGCAAGATCCTAGGCCTCGCCATCCTGGTCTGGGGCGGGGTCGCGGGGCCTGTTCTGGGCGCCGAATTGAAGCCGGTCCCACTGGTCGCTTGTGCGTCCGATGGGCAGATGGGGCCGGCGCCTCCGCCCAGGCGTAAGATCGCGACGCCGCGCCTGCCCAGCGGCGATGCGGCGCATTTGGCCTATTACGCCTCTGAGAATCTCGGGGTGCTGGCGCCGCGCGGATGGCATTGCTTCGGCCTGGCGGGATCCAACGGATCCATCCTGATCGTCACGCCGGAGCGGCATGGTTCGGAGCTTCTCGAGCCGGGTGTGCCGATCAAGGGACCCGCCGTCGAGGTCATCGCCAGAGACGGCGAGACCTCCGGCCGCTTCGAGGTCGCCGACGCCGCGGCGGGACTTTTCCCGGCCGCCGAGGCCTTCGTGTGCCAGGTGGCGGCCGAGGGGCTCGAGCCGATCAAGCCGTGGAAGCCGACGTCGTCCGACCAGATCACATCGCGCTCCGCCAAGCGCGTGGAGTACGTCACCGCGGCGGGCGGACAGGGACTCGGCACGCAAGGAAGACTCGTCCCTTCAGGCGCGCCGATACATGGGGCGATCATGCTCGAAACCGACGATGAGCCAAGTCTCATGATGCTCGCCGTCCGCCTTGGGCCGAAGCAGATGCGGCTTGCCTCGGTCATCATCCAGCAGGTCGAGGCGCATCTGAGCGGGCCGAGCGGCACGGGCGCCGAGTAGCGGCCGTCGGTAGAGCGCAAGCATCGTTCCCTTGGCTTCGGTGAACTTCCAGCTGGGGACGAACTGGAGGGATAAGTTCGTCAAGTCCTGGCCCTTGATCGTCCAGGGCGATTACGCGGCGGCCTCCAAGGAGATCGCGAATTCGACGTGGAACAAACAGACGTCCAAGCGCGTGCGGCAGTTCCAAAGCGCGCTGCTAAAGCTTCCGCCAAAATCCATTGGCTCACGGTGAGAGCGCCGGCGCGCGCCTCAATCTCTGGCGTCCAGCTTGACAATGACTGGGGAGTGCGTTTCGGTTTTGTTCGCAAAACCGTGGGGTGGTGATGTTCTCCTGGGCAAGAGCCACCGGGCTTGGCTGTGCGCTGGCTCTGATCGCGATGTGCGTCGCGGCCGCAGCGGCGGAGGAAGATTCTCGGTCAGAGGAACTGGTCTTCCGCGAGTTGAGCGGCAAGGTCGGGCCCTACCCGATCGGCATGCAGTTCAAAGTTCTCGACAACACTCCGCTCGCGGACGCGCACTACTTCTATGTTCGGCAGCTTGTGGATATTCCCCTGAAGGTGCGCTTGGATGGCGAGACCATGACCCTGCAGGGGGCTGACGGAAGCATGTTCAGGCTGCACTTCGTCACGAGCCACCCGACGCACGGCGCGCCCTTGACCGTCCAGAACGCCGAGGGATTCGCCGGCGTCTGGACCAAAGGGGGAACGTCGCTTCCCGTCGCGCTTCAGTTCGAATGGTCGTGGACGGCCAGACAAGCGACGGGCAGCCAGGCGCGTCTCTACGATTCCGTGACGGACCTTTCCGACGCCGAGTACGAGGCGAAGGTTCGCAAGTTCCTGCAGGCGGCGATCAAAGGCGACCGCGATACAGCTGCGGCCTTCGTCTCCTACCCGCTGTACGTCAACGGCCCCGGGACGCGTCGCAGGGTCATCCGCAACAAGGCCGCCCTCCTGGCCCAATGGAAACGCATCTTCACCCCGTCGTTGCTCAGGATCCTCAAGGACGTGTCGCCCCACGAGATGTTCACCCGCAGCGGACAGGTGTCGGTCGGCCTCGGAGATGTCTGGTTCGACGACAAGGGCGCCGTCGCGATCAACCTGCGCTGACCGACCGTGGCGACCCGCATTGCTGTTCTGTGCGTCTAGCCGGCCACTCGCTGTAGGCTTCGCGACAACCGTGAACTGAACGCGAGACGTATTGCGCCGGCTAGACGCCGCAAAGGCGCTGAATCCAGCTCCGAGATTACATCACATCCAGGAGCGAACCGCCGATGAGCTTCGACGGAACGGGCGGCCGTGGGTTGCAGGATCTGTTCGGCCTTCTGCGCGGGCTGGGAGCCGCGGGTCCTGATCCGAACGACGATCCAATCGCGCAGGCGCAGGCGGATATCGCGCGCCGGGCGAGACTGCCGAAGGTTGGCGGCCTGTTCGGTGGCGACTATGCGCGGTTCATGGCGGACAACGCGCCGGCCGCACCGACGTCTTACTTGGATGGAACTTTGCTCGGGTCGCCGATGCAGGCGGGAGCCGGTAGAGCGGGAGTGCGTTTCCTACCGTCCGCAAGGGTCTTTGGGCCGCAAGCGTTCGGCGTGGAGACTGATGCGGCCACTATCGATCCCGCAAACAATCTGCAGGTGGCAGGGCCGGCCGTCGCCAAGCCGTATCCGACGAACCTGGATCCGATCGTCGCCGCCAAGGTGGCCGCCTTCAACAAGATGAACCAGGCCGATCCAGGCGATGACGTCTGTATGGATCCCGACTGGATCCGGGCCATTATTCGGGTCGAGAGCGGACATGACCTGAAGGCCGCCAGCCGAGACCCGATGCAGGTGAACAACACGGGCGATTGGCCGAAGAACGACGACTACAAGGCCCAGATCGGACTGACAAAAGGCGTCCCGCCGGGACCGGAACTGGGCGTGAGGGCCGGGCTGGATTGGCTAGAGTCCAAAGCCAATCGCTATGACTCGAAGGGCCGGCCAACCGAGTTTCTTGGTTGGGATGAGGCGACGAGACGGTACAACGGCGGCGGCGACCCACGTTACATGGAGAAGGTCGGGAAGGCCTACCGTGACATCAAGCAAGGCCGATGACGGGCGCGTTGCAAAACCTTGATGTTTTTGTTTTGTTCTTTATTGTTGCGAGCGCAAGCCGGAGGCATCCATCCACTCGGCGGCGCGCTTGCGAGGGGATCTGCGACATGCGGCAGGCGAGATCGAGAATGGGCGGGCGGCAACTCCCGGTGCTCGCCAGTGTCGCGGCCGGGGCCGCGCTGTTTTCTTCGACTGGGGCGTTCGCTGCCGATTGCTTCGGCGGTCTACGAAGTGCGCTCGAGCGGGGCGGATACGAGGGCAACATGGATTGCAGCCTCGTCCACCAGACGGTCGATTATGTCGGCCGTACTAAGTCTGTCGATGGCCCCAGCTACCTTGTGTATCAGCTAACTTACCGGACGAGGACGCATGGTTGGGGAGTGGCGCATGGCGGCGCCGAGATCCTGATCTTCGACAGCCGTCGTCGCTATCTGGGCAGCTATCACATCATGGCCGGCTACCGATTGCGGATCGACGGTTCGGACGTGATCGTCAATCTACCTGCCAAGGACGGAAATCGCGTGCGCCTGGGCAGCAAGGCTCCGCCAGCCACCGCACACCTGGATGGAGACTACGTTTCTTTCGGCAAATGATAGACCTCGTTCCCGGGCGTCCGCGCGGGCGCGCGGCGAGACAAGCGCTGCGGCGCCATGAAGGCTTGTGTTCGCCAGGCGCCCGAGCTGCTGTTCTCGCCAAGCCGCCGCCGGGCGTGGACATCGTTGGCTACGGCTGCGTGTGCTCGTCGCACGGTCGCCCGCAAGCGGGCGAGAAGGGTGACGCCGGGATTCACGGGCCATCCGCAATTATCAGCCTCCTCAGTACGGCTACTGATTGATCGCGGTAATCATGTAGACCGTCAAACCGGGTCCAGTCGCTTGGCGGTCGGTCGCGAAGCGCCGGCCTCGCCGGGGAGCGGGCGGCGCCCGCCCGCGCCGTGCCGGCCGACGTCTCGCCCGGCCTGAGCCATGCCCGACCGAATGCGGGCCCCCCAAACAGACAAGGTGACGAATGACTGAAGCCGCTGATGCGCCGCAGGGCGGCGCGCTGTCGCTCGACGAGGCCGTGGCTCTGCTCGACCGGCGGGACGCCGGGCGCGAGGGCGCCGGCGATGGCGATGAAGAATTCGAGGGTGCGGCCAGCGCGCCCGAGGAGGCCTCCGACTGGGCCGAAGACCCGTCGGACGGAGAGGATGAAACCGAGGCGGACGGGCCGGGCGACGTCGATCGCCTGGCTGCGCCGAAGTACTGGTCGAAGGACGCCAAGGCGCGGTTCGCCGAGCTCGATCCCGACCTGCAGGCCGTCGTGCTGTCGCAGGAGGAACCGAGGGAGGCGGCCGCCGCCAAGGCCAAGGCCGAGGCCGAGCAGGTCCGCAACTCGGCGCTGCAGGAGGCGGCGCAAGCCCGCCACCTGCTGGCGCAGCTGGCCGACGCCGTGCCCGAGGCGCTGCAGAGCTTCGAAGACCGCTGGCAGGGGACCCCCGACTGGGCGGCCATCGCCCAGGCCCACGGCGTCGAGGCGATGCAGGCCGCCCGCGGGCAGTACGAGGCGGAAAGGGCTAGGCTGGACCATGCTTCGCAAATCGCCGCCGTCGCGCGGCGGGCGAACCACCACGCCTACGTCGCCGCCGAGTTCGAGCGGCTGAAGAGCCTCGATCCCGATCTCGCCCACCCGGAGACCGGGACCGAGCGGCGCACCGAGGTCACCCGCTACCTGCACGGCAAGGGCGTTCCGCCCGACGCGCTGGTGCAGATCTCGGCGCTGGAGATGAGCCTCGCCCGCAAGGCGATGCTCTGGGACCAGGCGCAGGCCAAGGCCGGAACGTCCAACTCCACCCCAAGACCGGGCCCCTCGGCGACCCGCTCCCTCGCACGGGGCGGGGCGTCGGCGGGTCCGGTCGATCCCAAAGTTCGCAGGGCCGCCCAGGCCAGGAGCCGCTTCGCCAAGTCGCGATCGGTCGAGGACGCGGTGGCCCTGCTCAACGCCCAAGGAGACTGAGCCCATGACGGCTCCGACCAACCTGTCCACCACCCTGAACATGTCGGGCAACCGCGAGGACCTGGAGGACACCATCTACCGGGTGGCCCCGGAGAAGACGCCGTTCCTCTCGGCGATCGGCAAGAAGAAGGCCTCGGCCCGCTATCACGAATGGCAGACCGAGAACCTGGCGACGCCGAACCCGGCCAACGCGGCGCTGGAAGGCGACGACATCGCCACCCTGGACGCGCCCAACAACACCGCCCGCGTCGGCAACTATTGCCAGATCTTCCGCAAGACCCTGGGCGTCTCGCGCACCCAGGAGGTGGTCGACAAGGCCGGCCGCAAGTCGGAGGTCAACCGCCAGAAGATCCGCAAGGGCATCGAGCTGCGCCGTGACATGGAGGCGCGGATGATCGGCAACTACGCCTCGATCGCCGAGGCCGGGGCGACGCCGCGGGGCACCGCAGGCGTCCTGGCCTGGCTGACCAGCAACGTCTCGCGCGGGACGTCCGGCGCCAGCGGCGGCTTCGCCACCGGCGTGGTCGCGGCGGCGACCAACGGCACGCAGCGCACCCTGACCGAGACCCTGCTGAAGGCGGCCTGGGCCAGCGCGTTCTCGAACGGCGCCAACCCCTCGATCGCCCTGATGGGGCCGGTGCAGAAGCAGCAGTTCTCGGCCTTCACCGGCATCGCCGACATCCGCGCCGAGGTGAAGGGGCGCGAGCAGGCGACGATCATCGCCGGCGCCGAGGTCTATGTCGGCGACTTCGGCCAGCTGATGCTGGTGCCGCACCCCTACGGGCTGACGCGCGACCTGGTGGCGATCGATCCGGAATATGCGGCGGTGGCCACTCTCGACGGCTTCAAGACCGATGATCTCGCCAAGACCGGCGACAGCGCCAAGCAGATCATGACCCACGAAGCCGCCTTCGAATGCGCCAACGAAAAGGCGCACTTCGTGATCGCCGACCTGCAGTAGGCGCGGGGCCCGTCCGCTCCGGCCTGAGCCGGGGCGGGCGGTTGTCGTGGGCTGACCAATCCGACAATCTGGAGGAACGATCCGATGAGCTTCTTGCCCTCGGACAACGAAACCGTCCGGACGGCAAGCTTCGTCCGATCGGAGGCTGGCATACGACGGGTCCATTCGACTTTGGTCAGTGGGCGCACAACATTGATTGGCCGGGAGTGGGCTGGGACCTCGCCACAGACGCTCTCGGCTTCTCCGCCGCCGGTTTGGAGGGCCCCCTGACGGCCTGGAAGGCGGCTCAGCTCGCCGCGCGTCTCGCGACGCCGGTGGTCGGGGTCGAACGGTCCGTGCATGAGAAAACGAAACGCGAGCGCGGCCGTTGACGATCCCCGGAGAAGCCAGTTTTAGTTCTTGATCTGTTCGCTGTGCGGCGCCAGCTTGGGGTGGGGTTCGTTGGGAGGCTAAGATGAGCGAAGGCGCTCGTCGCCTTGCGGTGCTGGCCGCAGGCGTGCTGCTGGTTCAAGCCACACTGGAGCTGATCGGTCCTGACGGCGACCTAGTGCGGGGGTTCGGCGCGACGGGGCTGCTCCTCATGACGTGCCTGGCGACAATCGGAACGCTGATGGGCCGCTTGCCTCAAGGATTCAACATCGCGGCCACAACCGGGTTCGTCGGGATCATCAGCGCCATCGGTCATCTCGTCCTGGCCAGATCGTTCGTGACGATCGCGGTTGGACTTGTTTGCCTGGCCTCCGCGGTTGTTCTGACTGTCGTCAGTCTGGTCATGCAGCGGCGCCTTAAGAGCGCGCCGGTGGAGCCGCCGCCGCACGTTTGATGTCCTGCCCCGTTCGCGGTTCGCCGTTCCTGTCGGCGACCGGGGGCGCGAGCGCTCATGCAGCGGCGCCTCAAGAGCGCGCCGGCGGCGGCAGCGCACCTCTGATCAGTTCCATCGGCCAATCTGAGCGCCGGCTGCGGCGGCGCGGGTTCACTTGGCGAGTGTCCTTATCGATTCCAAAGTTCGTTCGAGCCCGCCAAAGGCCCCTGCGAACTTCGGAATCGGGACACTAGCGCGAAGGCGTCCCGCGACGGGTTCCCGCCGAGCGCTCAATCTTGACGTGCTTGTTTTGTTCTCGTAAGTCGACCGCTGTCGTACAGCTTGACGCTTGGCGGTGGCGGACGAACGATTCGGGTGGGGCTTGGCGAGCTCGGCGGGTGCGAGGACCGCGCTCGCGCTGGCGTGGCGAGTTGCGGCCCAGTTGGCTGGTCTCAAGACGTGGGCGGACCGATGGGCAGAAGGATCTGCCGGTTGAGCTGCCGCGATACGTCTGATCCCCGGCCGTATTCAAGTGCGGCGGAGCTCAGCTGCGGCTTCATCTGGATCTGAGTTTCTGCTTTGTTCTTGTAGCGTGGCGCGGATTGGGAGTGGGGGCGACAATGGGGCGGAGAGCGGACGCGCGTGCGCTGTGCATTTGGGCGGGGCTTGTGGCGGGCATGGCGCTGGCAAGTTGTCACGGCCGGCCAGAGGCGAAGTCAGCAGGCCAGCCCGAGGCGAAGTCAGAGGTAGCGGCGCGGGCGCCCGACCCGGGCCCGACTTCGCTGGCTGGGCGCTATGTGCGCGAAGCTCCGGCTTGGGCCGAGATGACGATCTCGCAAGCCCCCGGCGGACGCTGGCGCGTCTCGATTAGCGGAACCTCGGATCAGGAGGGGGCGTCGGGGCCGCCGGCGGAATGCGAAACGGTCGCCGTCGGGCGCTATGCGACGGGGCGGCTCACGGCCGATCTCGTCCCGTTCAGCGGCGACAACATCGAAATGACCGCGGAGGACGTGAAGGCGCGGCCGGGCCAGATGGTGCTGGAGACCTCCCGCGACCGGATGACAGTGGAGCGCTCGGATGGCGACCAGTACTGCGGCATGGGATCGGACCTGACAGGACGCTATGTACGCAGCGACAAGACTGTCGACGAGTTCTATCGCGAGCAGGAGGCCCAACATCCGACGCGGCCCGAGCCTTCGGATGCGGAGCGGCGTGCGCTCGGGGAGTCGCGGCGGCGCGACATGGAGGCCGCCTGGGCGGCGGCGTCCCAACCGGAGAACGCCAAGGGCTCGTGTCGCGACAAGATTGGCGAGCGGCCGGCGTTGGCGCTGGCGAACCTGTGCCGACGCAACGCCCTGATCTATTCGGGCGGTTGCGAGCCGACAGCGGATTGTTCCTATCTGCAGTACGAGGCTGGCGTTCAATGCAAGCGGCTGGACAAGGTCATGGGCGCGGATGCCAGCGGAGTGCCGTGCGGCGGCATGCTGCCGTGGGAAGACTGGGACATCTACCAGGGCGCCGACGCGACGGCGAAGTGA